TTCCCAAGTGTTGCTGTCACTGGGACGCCGCAGTATTACGCCCTGTACGGCACGCAGACGGGTACGCCAAAGATTCAATCGTTCTTGCTTGGCCCCACGCCCAGCGCTGCTTTGAACGCGGAGTTGGCGTATTTCTACTACCCGGAGAGCATCGTCACGGCGACGACCACATGGCTGGGTGACAATTTTGACAGCGTGCTGTTTAACGCAGTCATGGTTGAAGCGGCACGGTTCATGAAGCAGGAGCCTGACATCATTGCTGAGACGAACAAGCAGTACGTCCAATCGCTGACCCTGCTGAAGAACCTGGGCGAAGGCAAGAACCGTCAAGACGCATACCGTACTGGGCAGGTCAGGACACAGGTGGTGTAAATGGCTTTGGTACAAACGCTATGCTCTTCGTTCAAACAGGAGTCATGGCTGGGCATCCATGATCTGGATACCGATGTCCTGAAGATGGCGCTCTATACGAGCGCCGCTTCTCTTGGTGCAGACACCACGGCCTACACCCTCACAGGTGAAACGTCTGGCACAGGCTACACCGCTGGGGGCGAGATCCTCACCAATGTCCAAGTGCTTCTTTCTGGCACCACGGCGTATGTGACGTTCGACAACCCGGCTTGGCCTGGGTCCAGTTTTGTCACCCGAGGGGCGTTGATCTACAACTCCACCAAGGCAGACCGTGCGATTGCGGTGCTGGACTTTGGGGCTGACAAAACTGCTGGGCCAAATTTCACGGTGCAGCTTCCTGCTGCTTCTGCCACCACGGCGCTGATCCGATTCGCTTGAGGTAAGACATGCCATCAACATTTACCAACAGTCTTCGGCTTGTCCTTCCGGCGACCGGGGAACTGTCCAATACTTGGGGCACGGTGTTCAACGCCGGGGCGACCTCGCTGATTGACACATCGATTGCCGGGACTGCCAGCATCACGATGACGGCAGCGAACTACACGCTGTCAAATTCCAACGGGGTAGCAGACGAAGCGCGGGCTATGTTTATCGTCCTTGGCGGTACACCAGGGGCTTCATATCAGGTTATCTGCCCAGCAGTCAGCAAGCTGTACTTTGTCACCAACAATACTGGTTTTGCCCAGACGGTAAAGACCTCTGCTGGGTCGGGAATCTCGGTGCCTAATGGGGCCAAAATTGTACTGCGGTGCGACGGTACAGATGTAGTTGAAGCGCTCAATTACGTCGGGTCTCTGACGATTGGTTCAGTTACGCTGTCTTCCCCTCTTGGGGTGGCATCAGGTGGCACAGGGGTGGCGACTTTAACCGGCGTGGTTAAGGCCAGCGGAACATCTGCTTTTACGGCTGGCAACGTCAATCTTGCATCTGAGGTTACTGGCACGCTCCCAATCGCCAACGGCGGTACTGGGGCAACAACTGCAGCTACTGCGTTGTCAAACCTTGGTGGTATCAACACCGGCAAAAGCATCGCAATGGCGATGATCTTTGGTTTCTAAGGAAACATCATGGCAAATCCTAATATCGTCAACGTCACCGTCATCAACGGTGTTACGACATACCTCACGCCGTCCGTCGCAACTGCCGTGGTTCTGCTGCCCAACGCAGCATCGTCCAACAAGGTGTTCAAGATCAATCAGATCGTTGTGGCTAACACCACGGCTTCGGCAGCAAACACCACAGTCAGTATCTACACCAACGGCGCTGTAGCTCAGGGCTCTGCGCCTTCAGGCGGCACGGCATACCCGGTTGCTTCGGCCATCTCTGTGCCTGCCAATGCCTCCCTAATCGTTGTGGACAAGACCACCGCGATATACCTCCAAGAAGGTACGTCCATCGCGGTGACCAGCGGCACGGCTAGTTCGCTGACGTACAGCATTTCGTACGAGGACATCACATAAGGAGCGCAGCATGAGTATGCGCTACAAAGGCGGAGTTATCTCCGCTACGCCACCGACTACTTCCTCAAGTAGCGCTCCGGGCATCTGGACGCTGGAGCAGCAGTTCCAAGCAAAAGGTGCGGGGAATTGGCCCCTACAGCCAGTTTTGGTTGACTACCTAGTTATTGCTGGTGGCGGTGGTGGGTCTTATTCAGGTGGCGGTGGTGCGGGTGGTTATAGAACAGCATCAAGTTTTTCAGTATTTGCTGGCTCCGCTATTACTGTCACGGTAGGTGGCGGTGGGAGTGGAGGGACAGGCGCCCCATCTGGTCCGTGGCCGGTGGGAACTAATGGTAGCAACTCCGTATTTAGCTCCATCACATCTACCGGAGGTGGCGCTGGTGGCGGTGGGACCGCTGGTACTTCTGTAGGAAGCACAGGCGGATCAGGCGGCGGCGCTGGTAACGATGGCTCAGGCACTACTAGGGCTGGGGGCAGCGGAACTTCTGGGCAAGGTAACGCTGGAGGAACTTCAACTACTGGTGGCGCAAAGTACCCAGGCTCTGGTGGCGGTGGAGCAGGCGCAGTTGGTGGTAACAACGACTCCTCTGCCAATAGTGGAGGCAATGGCGGTAACGGTACGGCGTCATCAATTACAGGCACCTCTGTAACTCGCGCTGGCGGCGGCGGCGGCGGTGCGGATTTTTTCCGCGCTACCCCAACGCCGGGCACAGGTGGCACTGGTGGCGGAGGGGCTGGCGGTGCTAACAACGTCTCTGGCACGGCTGGAACAACAAATACCGGAGGCGGCGGTGGGGGCGGTTCTGGGTGGTCAGGCCCTGGTCAAGCAGGTAACGGTGGCGCTGGCGGCTCAGGTGTAGTCATCGTTCGTGCCCCTCAAACAGCCGCTTCAACCACAGGATCGCCAACAGTCACCACAGACGGTTCGTTCACCATCTACACATTTACTGCCAGCGGCACGATAACTTTCTGAGGACAACATGGCTCACTTCGCACAACTAGACGACAACAACGTAGTGCTTCAGGTCATCGTTGTACACAACAACGAACTGCTGGATAACGGCGTGGAATCCGAAGCCAAGGGTATTGCGTTCTGCCAGTCGCTGTTTCCCGGCACAACTTGGGTTCAAACCAGCTATAACGCCAACATTCGCAAAAACTACGCAGGGATTGGCTTTACCTACGACAGCCAGCGCGATGCGTTCATCCCACCCAAGCCGTACCCGTCGTGGGTGCTCGACGAGGCCACTTGTCGCTGGGATGCGCCGGTCCCGTACCCAACTAACGGCAAACGGTATGTGTGGGATGAAGCAAGTCAGTCTTGGATTGAGGTAGCCAATGTCTAAACAATACCCCGGTGGTTTCATCATGGCAAACCCCACTGCGCCGACAACAAGCGCAGCGCCGGGGGTATGGACGCTGGATCAGGCGCAGCAGTACATCAAGGCGGGTACATGGCCGAGGCCGGTTGATCTGCAGTTCAACTACGTCACCATGCTCCTGCCCGGCAACGGCACCAACGGAGCGCAGAACAACACGTTCCTAGACAGCAGCACCAACAACTTCAGCATCACCCGTAACGGCAACACCACGCAAGGTACGTTTGCTCCGTATGGGGCGAACTGGAGTAACTTCTTTAATGGCCCGAGTAGTGGAACATATTTTGAAACTCCAACCAACACGGCTTTTCAATTAGGAACTTCGGATTTTACAATCGAATTTTGGGTATTTATAACTAGCGGAGCAAGTCAGACTTGTGTATGCAGAACAGATACTGGAGGTAGCGCCCAAAATGGGATGCTGCTTGGGTATTCAGATGGTACAGACATATTGTGGTATGCAACGTCTAACGGTTCAACGTGGAATATAATATCAGGTGGAGTGTTGTGTTCCGTTGCAAGTGTTAAAAATACTTGGGCACATTTTGCTTATGTAAGAAGCGGCAGCACATTTACAGCGTATGTAAACGGAACTCAGGCATACACAACTACAAGCAGCGCAGCAATAAATCAAGTTACTAATGGGTTTCGAATCGGCACCGCAAATACTGGCACAGGGGCTACTAATTTTGGCGGTTACATATCTAATTTTAGGTATGTAAAAGGATCTGCTGTATATACAGCCAACTTCACTCCACCCACAGCACCTCTCACCGCCATCACCAACACCAGTCTGCTGACCTGTCAAAGCAACCGCTTCATTGACAACAGCGCCAACAACTTCACCATCACACGCAACGGCGATGTAAGCGTCCAAGTCTTCAGCCCGTTCTCTCCGACTGCCTCGTATGCTGCAGGGACAAATGGTGGCAGTGGGTACTTTGATGGGACGGGGGATTACCTGAGCATTGCGGATAACGCAGCACTTGAACTAGGGTCAAGTAACTTTTGTATTGAAAATTGGTTTTATCAGCAAGCAAATCCAAGCAGGAGTATTGTTAATAAACGAGCAAATTCAAGCTCTTATGGGTTATCCATTTTTGCTCAAAACGCCTCCAATTCTGTTGTTGCTTATATTTCTTCCAACGGTTCATCGTGGGATATTGTTAACGGGATAAGTCTAGGAACTATAATTCCAAGCGCATGGAATCATGTTGCACTATACAGAAGTGGAAACAGTTGGTATGGAGCAATAAACGGCACCGTAACGCTTTTAACGACAAATTCTTCTGCGGTTGTTAACAATTCATCGGCATGGAATTTTGGCGCAGAGTCTGATGGTTTTGGGGTAACTGGCTACCTTGCAGACGGAAGAATTGTTATAGGGAGTGCCGTATACGGCGCTTCTAACTTCACTCCACCCACAGCACCCCTAACGGCGATTACAAATACCCAACTCCTGCTCAACTACACCAACGCAGGCGTCATTGACAACGCGATGATGAACAACCTTGAGACGGTGGGTAATGCTCAGATCAGCACTACGCAGAGTAAATGGGGTGGATCTTCTATTGCGCTTGATGGGACGGGGGATTATCTGGTCGGCGCGTCAACCCCTCAGATTGCTGTTGGGTCAGGCGACTTCACGATTGAGATGTGGATTTACCTGACTGCCAACTTTGACGGGACAGGTCAGGGGTTGGTCACGGCGGCATATAACACCAACTTTGCCGTCATTGGGGTCAATGGGGGTGCAGGTAACCGAATTGAATTTTATGTGGTTAACTCGGCGCTAACATCCGGAACCAACTACATTAGCCTAAACACTTGGACGCACCTAGCCTTCACCCGTGCATCGGGCACAACAAAAATCTTCTTCAATGGCAACCAAGTAGCAAGTAGCACCTCGCTGACAGGTAATGGGGCTGCTGCTCCGGTTTATGTTGGAACACTCAGCCACGCTACGGGGCAGGTGATGACAGGTTATCTTGACGACCTGCGCATCACCAAAGGCTTTGCCCGCTACACCGCCAACTTCACGGCCCCGACTGCGCCGTTTTTTACGCTCTAACTCAAATGCTGTATTCAAAACTTGGATCAATCCCTAAGCCCGAAACAGACGGCACTGACGGCTGGATCGAAGTGCCTGAGCCTCCTGTAGCTGGAGACGGTCAAGAGGTGGTGTGGTGGTTCCCTCCGGGCTGGGTGGTGCGTCCTGTTAAGCCTGAAGGCAATTGGTCTTGGAGCCAGTCCGATGAGCGCTGGGTTGAAGCAGTGTCAACTGAAGTCATTGTGCTGCCTTCCAGCATAGAAACAATTGCCACAGGCTCAGACACGGTGACAAGTGCTCTTGGTTCTGATGTGACCGCGCCGTAAGGAGTAACTATGAACTGGGCAGACGTCCTAAAAGCAGTTATACCGATTGTGGTTGCATCTTTGGCGTGGCTGCTCGGGCAGGTCAATTCTTTCTCTGAGCGTCTGACCAAAATCGAAGGCAACATGCCTGCCCTCATTACGGACCAAGGCGTGCCGACTGACAGTCCTCTGTCTGCAGAGAAGCGTGCGCTCCTCAAAGAGCAACTGATGGCGCACATCAACGAGCTTCAGGTCAAGGTTCGACTGCTTGAAGAGCGTGAGCGTATCAAAGGAGCCAAGTGATGTTTGAGTCGCTAATCGGTGGTTTGTTTGGCGGTATCCTGCGCCTCGCGCCAGAGGTGTTCAAACTCTTTGACAAGAAGAATGAACGGGCGCATGAGCTTCGCATGGTTGAAGCCGAGATGGAGTTTGCCAAGATCCGTGGTGAGATCGCCATGCGGCAGGTCGAAGCTCAGATGACGATGGCCGAGATGGACACGATGGCCCAGGCGTTTAAGGAGCAGTCTGAGACCGCCAAGAATGCTGGGTGGTTTGTCTCTGCGATCTCAGCGCTGGTGCGTCCGATGGTCACCTACTCCTTCCTGGCCCTGTACGCCTCTGTGAAGATTGCTGCCTTCCTGATCGCCATGGACCAAAACGGCAACTGGAAAGAAGTGCTGGTCACGATGTGGGGCGCAGACGACCTTGCCGTCTTCAACATGATCATCTCCTTCTGGTTTGTCGGACGGGTGTATGAGCGGTCCAGTAAGTGAGGCGGTAGACATTGCCGCTACTCTGTGTCGGCCCTTCGAAGGGCTGCGGCTGAAGCCGTACATCTGCCCAGCGGGCTACCCCACGATTGGCTACGGAACGGTCTGGAAGCCTGACGGCACCAAGGTGACGATGGAGCACCCCGAGATCACCAAAGAGATTGCGGATGAGTGGTTGTTGTCTGAGCTACAAACAAACTATCTGGCGGGTGTTTTAAAGGCTTCGCCGAGCTTGATTGCTTACCCCAAAGCCCTTGGTGCTATGGCCGACTTTGCTTACAATCTTGGCGTGGCCCGGTATCGCGGCAGCACCCTGCGGCGCAAGATTGACGAGCAGGACTGGGAAGGTGCCAAGGAACAGTTGGCCCTGTGGGTGCGCGGTGGTGGCAAAGTATTGCCCGGTCTGGTCAAGCGTAGAGCCGCAGAAGCGGCACTGCTGGGGTAAACATGCCACTCAAAAAACTGCAGTTGAAGTCGGGGGTAAACCGCGAAGGAACCCGCTACTCCACCGAGGGCGGGTGGTTCTCCTGCGACAAAATTCGTTTCCGCCAAGGCACACCCGAGAAGATCGGCGGTTGGCAACGCATTTCTAGCGAGACCTATAACGGCGTCTGTCGGTCACTGTGGCAGTGGGCTACCCTTAGCGGCGTTCCATATCTTGGCGTCGGCACTAACACCAAGTACTACATTGCCTATGGCGGTGCGTACTACGACATCACGCCTGTTGTTTCAACAGTTACGCTGACAAACCCGTTTACAACGGTAAACGGCTCGGCCACGGTCACGGTCACTGATGTAGCGCACGGTGCCACAACGGGTACTTTTGTGACGTTTTCTGGGGCAACTGCGGTTGGTGGTTTGACCCTTAACGGCGAATACCAGATCACGGTTCTTACCGTAGATTCCTATACGATCACCGCTGCATCCAACGCTTCATCCTCCGCTACAGGTGGCGGGACAGTCACGGCAGCATATCAAGTCAGTGCGGGAACTGAGATTGCAGTTGCGCTTTCTGGATGGGGCGCAGGGCCTTGGGGCTTTGGGGCTTGGGGTATAGGTTCTCCTAGCGCGGCCAGCATCCGCATCTGGAACCACCAAAACTTTGGTCAAGATCTGATCTACGGCCCCAAGGGCGGGGCCATGTATTACTGGGACGCAACCACCGGGCTTACGTTTCGTGGGGTAGCGCTGAACTCCTTGCCCGGAGCAACAGATGTACCGACCGTGCAAACACTGTTCATGGTGTCTGATGCGTCACGGTTCACGATAGCTTTCGGCTGCAATGATTACGGGTCATCTGACATTGACCCCATGCTGATTCGCTGGTCGGATCAGGAAAGCGCAGTCAACTGGACCCCAGCGGCGACCAACCAAGCGGGCAGTTTGCGCCTGTCGCACGGCTCAAGAATTGACGCCACCTTGCAGACC